GACGATGTCTTGTAGGTCGTCGAGACCGATGATATCTTCTGGTGGTTGAGTGTAACCAATTAATCTTACCTTCAAAGTTTAAAGTCCTCAAATCTTTTATTCATTTCTGTCTTATCATATACAGGAGTGTCATCTGTTAATGTCTGACTATTTTCATCAACATCAAACAATCTCATTTTAGATCTATCAATTCCAAGAATAAATCTTTTCTTATATGTTGGATCATTATATCTATTCTTTAATTGTTTGACCATAATTTGACCTTGTTGTTCAAGTTCTTCTGTTGATACAAGAGCAAACATTAGATCCGCGGTTGCGGGTAATCCAAAAGACTCGGACGTATCTTCAAGCCCAACATCTGAGTTAGAGTAACCACTACGTGTCGTTTGAGTTGCAGATAAGACCGGAACGTCAAATTCGACTGCCAAACCTCTGAGTTCTTCTGCAATAGCTTTAACATAAGTATAAGAATTAATCGCACCGCCCATACCTTTCATACGTGAAGATGCACAGATATTAAGATAATCTATAAAGATAATATCTGGCTCAAATTTCTTTTTTAGTTTTAATTCATTGAGTAATGCACGAAAGTGGCCAGCATGAGCAGAACCAGTAGGATATTCTTTTACAATCAATCTACCATTTGTTTGTTTAGCAAGCTGCGATACTTTCTGCGAAAACATATCCTTTGATAATTTATCAAGTTGATCAATTGGAATATTAAGTAAGTTTGCATCGATACGTTCTGCAATACGTTCTTCTGCCATTTCCATTGTAATGTATAAAACGTTTTTACCTTCAGTCAAAGCTGCTGCAGCAACATGACACATAAATAATGACTTACCCACGCCTGTACCGGCCAACGCAATGTTCAATGTCTTATTAGGCAAACCGCCTTTTGTAATTTTATTGAAATAGTCTAGATCAAAAGGAATACGTTCTTCTTCTTTATGATAAAACTCATATCGTTCACTGAAGTTTTCAATATAGTCATGGCCGATATTTGCATCAAAATTAACCGCAAGAGCATCAGAGAGGATCTCTGGTAACGCATTCTTTGAAAGTGTTTGATGTTTACCATCTATAATACTAATAGATTCCATTACAGCATTATGTAAAGCTCTGTCTTGACACCATTTCTCAGTTTTATCAATTAGCCATTCATAATCTATTTCTTCTTTCTTAAATATCTCTGGCAATATTTCAACAGCATGTCTATACTGTTCATCATTAAATATATCAGATTCATCTAACTCAACTTTAAACGATTCTTGTGTTGGCAACTTATTGTACTTAGCAACAAACTTACCGACCTCTTTAAACAGTTGGCGATATACGCCTTCAAAATAATCATTATTAATAAAAGGCAAAACCTTCCGCATGAACTTATCATCCACCAGAAGGTTTCGCAATATAGTCTGCTCAATGTTTGTATTCAAAGCATCCCACTTTCTCTCATATTTTTACGGATTTTTGTAGCGCTAATATTATGAATATCTTCGCCTAGATCATGTTGTGTAAATGTATATCCAACACCGCGACCATAGCTTATGTCGACGATGTTTGGTACTTCCATTATAACATATTCTTCGTTAACTGTAAACCCTTCTCGAGCTAATCCTTCAATAATTTGTGAAGATACAAAATCAAATCCAAATGGATTATCATCTTGTGTTGCAGTTCGGCCGGCGCCGGCGTCCTCGCCTACTATGCCTCCAACATCTCGAACCATAATAACAACCTGACCGGTTTCACCCAAAGCCTTTTTAAATAATTCTGTATGTCCTTTATGCCAAGGCTGCCAACGCCCCAACATTTGTGCTGTAGGTTTTTTCCAATCAAATGTCATATGCCCTCTCTAGTTGTTGTGCAAATTTTGTTATTTCTTCGTCTGATTGAAATCCTTTGACAGTATACGTAGCATTGTCAGGATTCTCAAACATTTGGTTTGTATCTTTAAATCGGCCTTCCTCTATAGTATTCATCCAAATCATAATATCATGATCAAATAATTTTCTTGTTTCAATCGTCGGACAAACAAAATCACATATAACTGTACGACCTCGAGTACCCTCAAAGTTAGCCAATGTATTCATACGTTCTGATTGTCTTAATCTACCAGCTGGACTAAAGTCCCAATCATCAGCCATTTTACGAATAGCATCTGCGTTATACCATGCGCAATCTTTTAAGTGAGCTTGTAATCGTACTGCTAAATGAGTTTTACCTGAACCTGGCAAACCCATAATTAATATTCTCATTGCTGATCCTTCATAATTAATTCATCTTTACTTATTGCCATTTCAATGACGTCATGTAAGACTAATCCACAAAATGTTTGAAACTGCTCATCTTCAGGTGTTAATGAATCATCAGGAGATTCAATAATAGTAAAATTAAAATTAATTGCTTCTTCTTTCCCATTGATAGAGATGGCTCCAAATTGTACAACTGTTTCAACATAAGGACCGCTTAAGACCCTTATGTTCCAAGCTTGTTCATTATCTGGGGCAGGTATTAATTCGTAGTCAACACCTTCAGAAAGTTTATCTACGTTTATCATGCTTCCTCAACTATTTCATCCATTGATACTTGTTCTTTATGACCAATAGTATATTGCTTTTTAATAAATTCTTTGAAATCAGTTTCAGCAAAGATAGGATCCCAGAATTCTTTTTCTAGGGTTTGGTCGTATCTAACTTTTGAACCAATTTCTCCAGTTCCTTGATCGACTCGTGCAAACCAGCCGTTTGATGGTTTAGTGATGTAAGAGCCTGCGAGAGCGACATCAAGGAGACCACTATAATTACGAACACCGCCGTCCCAACTAACGGTAATAGGTATTTTAGATTTTTCTTTAACATAACGTGATTTCTCCACATTGATTACAAAATGATAACCTTGGATCTCGGTACCCTTTTTATCTTGCTGACGACCAAGAATCCATATATTGTCAGCTGAATAATATATGCCTGTACCACCAGACACAATAGCTTTTGGAAATAAGCCGATCTCTTGATACGTATGATTAACTGCTAATAAAGGAATATTCTTCATAGCAAGATAAGGTGTTGCCATACGAAATAAACCTTTGAGTGCTTTAGCTCTTGACATATCGGCAACTGATTTTTCATTCATAGCATCTTCTAACTCTTTCTTTGATGCTAAGTTACCAATAGAATCAATGACTACAATTACCTTGTCATTTCTATCTAACTCTTCTAGTTGACCGATTAGATCAAACTTAAGTTCTTCTACATTTGTAATAGGAGTATGAAGAACACGAGATGTATCAACGTCAAATTGTTCAAAATAAGCTTGAGGTGAACCAAACTCTGAATCATAAAATAACATGACAGCGTCTTCGTGTTGTTTTAAATAAGCAGCTGCCATAATTAAAGCAAATGAAGTCTTAAAATGTTTTGATGGACCTGCAAGAACAGTAAGGCCAGGAGCCAAACCACCATCAATAGATCCTGATAATGCCACGTTAATCATAGGCACATCAGTTGGAGTCATATCCTTTTCATTAAAGAATTTTGACTCAGAAAGAACCTCCGTATTTTTTAACTTCGAGTTCTTTTTGAGTTTGTCCATTACTGACATATGCGTCTCCTAATTTTTTTGATAATAATCTTTATACCAACTGATAAAACTACGAATACCAGTTTCAATACTAGTCATTGGTCGATAGCCAAGAGTTTTAATTTCTGTAATATCAGCTAATGTATGTCGAATGTCTGCGGCATGCATATCAACATAATTAATTTTTGCTTTACGTTCTAAATTTTCTTCTATAAGTCTTACAAAACTCATAAGCGGAACTGATTCTCCGCTTCCGATATTATAAATTTCGTGACCATCTGTTTTATGAACTTTATCTATTAATAATTGTACACCATTTACGATGTCTTGTACATATGTAAAATCGCGTGACATCTTTCCATGACCAAAAACTTCTATTGGTTCATCTCTTATAATCTTGTCCGTAAATCCATGAAGTGCCATGTCAGGCCGTCCATAAGGACCATACACTGTAAAAAATCTAAAGCCGATTGATGAACGTAATTTACTATGTTTGAATTGACATTCATTTACGTATTTACTCCAAGCATAAGGATTTAAATGGTGTTTAAAATTCATATCTTCTGTGAATGGTGGCTTCTGACCAGCATACACACTTGACGAAGAAGCATATACAACAGGAATGTCAAGCTTCTCAGCAATATCTATAACGCCTTGCGTACCTAATATATTATTTTTTGTATAAACATTCGGCATGTCTAAAGAAAGTCTGACTCCTGCCCAAGCAGCCAAATGTACAATAATATCTGAGTCTTCAACTATAGATTCGTTTAAGAAACCTATGTCAGCATTTTTCACAGGTATCTTTGACATCTCTAAAACTTTACATCGATCCATTTTTAGATGCGGAGCATACATGCCATTGTAATTATCACAACCTAGAACGTCATGTCCATATGCTTTGAGTTCTCTGGCTAAATGAAACCCAATAAATCCTGCTATTCCCGTAATGAATATTTTCATTTGTACCTTATGTTCTGTTCTTTTTCTCTATCGTCTTCTACATATTCAGATCTATATTGATTATTACGATCCATAACATATTCGAGTATTGGCATATGCGTTGTAAAGTTTACGAAGGCGGAAACATCTTTTGGAAAACAAGCACCGCCAAAACCACGCTTGCCGTCAAAACCAGGGACACGAGTATGGGACTGCCCAATTCTCGGATCAGTTCCAATTGCGTTTGCGATACGACCATAATTACCTCCAAAGTCTTTTATTGTATCATAAAGTTCGTTAAAGAATGTTAGCTTAGTTGCTAGGAAAGTATTGATTCCATACTTTACAAAGCTTGCATCAGTTGGTGACATATGATATGCCGGACAAGGTTTACATATACTATAATCACTGTAAAACGTTTCTAGTTTTACAGTTGAATCAGTACTGCCACCAAATATATGAACGAAAGGATTAATAATATCTTCATTAGCGTTTTTCTCTGTTAAAAATTCTGGATTATAAACCATTCTATGTTTAGCAGAACCACGAAATAAATTTTCTATTTGATCAGGCGGTACCGTAGATTTAACAACTATAAGTCCGCTTCTTCGTTGAGATATTTGTTTTATCACATCTCGAAGAATAGTTACGTCACATTGTCCATGCTCATGCATGGGAGTTGGCACGCATACAAATGTAACATCAGCTGCTAATCTTACATCTTTTAATTCTACTCCATATTTAGGATCAATGATTTGTTTTTGCACGTCATCTTGAAATGCATAGTCGATTGCTTGGCCAACAAAGCCATGGCCTATAATTGTAATTTTTAACATATGTTATTATACCATAAATTCATCTAGTTGTAAACCTTTAACAGGCGGATGACCTTGTCTTTGTTCCCAGCCAGATTCCCATCCAGAATTATTAGCAAGAGTAGATGGTATATGGTCAAACGTTCCATTACCTCGAGGCACATAGTTTTGTCCAAACCGAACAAAATCGCACATAACATCTTCAAGATCTTTTGGTTTACCGCCAGTTCGTTCTCTTAAAAGATCCATAAAGTTATCGTCTTTCCATCCACTAGAAAGTTTCTTCATGCATCTTACAGCATTGTTACCTAAGTATGTATGAGAATCGACGTCTGCATGTTCAGGAAAATAATCAGAACAATCCATAGAAAATGCAGCATACTGAAAATTAAATTTACGATGACCTGATTTTTTGTTATGCGCATTTAAAAAATCTACGATCTCTTTATGGCCACGTCTTTTAATAAGAATAAAATCAGTAAATCTATTCATAAGATCCGGTAATTCTTTTACCATAAAATCGACGTTGCTCGTACCTTTCTTTGGAGCAGGAGGTTGGTTACCAATCGAAGTAAACAATGGTTTACCAGAAGCCTTAGTCTCAACTAAATCTTCTGCCATATCTTTTATGTCTCTGTGCTTACCCCAATATTGAATTATATTATTACGATAACCATGATCATTTTCAAATGATGCACCAGATCCAGTAATACGATGACACATCATAACATATAACCATGTTACAATGGGCCAACTAATCTGATCATTAGATGCTGAGATCTTACGTCTTTCTTCTTTTTGCCATCTCCACTTTGGAGTCTTAGATCCAAATCTTAAATCTTGTAATACATTTGAAAAGCCTGCTGCGTTTCTTGTTTTACAATCGTAGATGTCAATCTTCTGCATCAATGGATCGTTAATAATTTTATTTGCTTCCGGTCCTTCATAATCTAACGGACCCCAGTTTACATTGTCTTGTAACCATCCAGCTTTAGGATAATAATAATTTACGAGAACATCAATTGCTTCTTCATTAAGCCACATTCTTTTCCCAATCTCTATATGAATCTATTGTATCCGGCAAGTCTTTATTTTGTAATATAGGTTCTTGTCCAACATTCCAAAATAAAATATCACGATCAGTATTTTTTGGAATATATTTCCATACCTTACCATCGTAGGTATCTATAGTCGGGAATGGTGGCATATTCTCTTTTTTCTCTGCAGCCGTAAATGCCAATGGTTCAGATATAGCTTCTGCAATACCAAGTTCACCAGCTTTCATATTACGAGATACACAAACAGAAGTAAACTTAGCATTAGGCCAAGCAATCTGCAGCCCCCGTGTGAGCACGCCCGTGGACGTGGCCGTGTATACTTCTTCAGGTTCTCTTATCTTAGAAGCAGTCTTTACGATACCTGCTGTTACCATTTCATGTTTAAGACCGAGAGGAACAAAGAAAGCATTCTTTCTTTCTGATGCCCATTTCTTTGCAATAAGATTTAGATTAGGCATAGCCGCTATTCTATGAAAACTAGTACGTGCTCCCCGTTCAATACAGCAGGCTTGGTGATCGCTGATCCGTTTACTTGAGGGCATGAAGAGCATGACGTCTTTTCCATGTCGCTTGGCGACGTCAAGTATACTAACGCCGGCAAGACCAGTGCGAGGTTGAACATAGACGATAATGTCAATGTGAGGGCCCAGACTACTGATGAGGCAATCGCCACCCCTAACTTTGCTACCAACAAGATAGTCGTCGCGAACAACACGAATCCCACTATGCTCAGAAATATTAGGTATGCCATATGGATCCTCCCAATCCTTTGCTAATTCTAAATAATATTCTTTTGGATCTCCATAAAATGGATTAATATCTTTATTGATTCCATCTATAACGTGATTGTTATGTGCCAAGAGGTGATACTCCCCAATCGTTACGTCTGTAATATGGTGGTGCTATATGAAAACTAGAACCATGTTCCATATAAGTATTTGCATATTTTTCAGGATCCATCGTATACCATTCTTTTGGTGGCATTATAACTTTACCTTTTGATTCTTCATTTAAGATGTCTATAAATTCATTTGTAAGATCCCAACGTTCTTTCCATGAACCAAAGAATGGAGTCTTTTTATAAAATCCTGATTTAGGTATACGTCTTCCTTCAAACTCTACAGGAACTGGTGCTGTAAACCATACATCATCAGCTAATTCATTTCCTTGTCTTACATACTCTTTAAGTGTATATCTAAGAGAAAAATCAGCG